TCGTATTCCAAACCATGTTGCTTTATATATGTTTCAAGCTCTTCAGCAGTATCAAATGTCTTTTTAACGCTTTGCCAACCTGGCACGATATGCCCATGAAAGTAATAAGTGCCGTTTACTACATGAATATGTGCCACTCGTTCGTTATCTTGATACAGATATCTCTTAGATCCAAAGAATTGATTTAGGTATTCTTTGCGTGCGTTATCTGTCATGGTCATCACTCCTTTTAACAATTAGGTAGACCAAACGACATGCATTCGTCGTATAGCTCTTCATTACTTATGCTTGTCTTATAGTTTTCAATCATATTGCTAACTTCTTTATGACTCATTGCTTTAACTTGTTCGTCTGTATATTTTTCGCAGTCTTCTAATTCCAGTTGCTCCTGTAATGACATCACATATTCAACTTGTCTTTGGGTTGCCATCGTTAACCCTCCCACAAGTCAAAAGCTCTTTGGACGTAAAACTTCGCCTTTGCTAAATCCTCATGACCATTCTTTAACGGTGCTCTAGACAAGTATTTGATTGCATTACCTATTGCGAATGCTAGTTGAGGTGGATACTGTGCCGTAACCTGTTCGATAAAATCTATAATTTCAATGTCGCCGTATGTGTAGTGCGCTGGTTGCTTAACATTGTCTTGCGCTTCGTTCATATCTACTTTTCTGTTACTGATTACGCTCATTATGCTTCACTCCATTTCTTGAACATTTGGTTATAAGTGACATCGAACCAGTACGGATCACGTGAATGTTTTTGTGGCGTTCCATCATAAAGCCATGGTCTTAATCTTCTCTTTCTTTCCTGTTCATATTCCGCTCTCACATTTCGTTGGTATCGGTTCAAAATCGCTTTTTTTCTGATTTTTTCTCTCCCTTTTTCTTCATCTTTTATTTGACTCTTCATATATTCAACTTCTTCTTTAGATTTTGAGTCCTTTCTTCCACACAATAATTCATCGCCGCGCATTTTATGTTTGTATCTATATCTAAGAAGTTCTGGAGATATATGATATTTTTCTGAAACTTCTCTCAATGTCATTAGTTTTCCTTTAATACGCACTCTTATAACTTTTCTTCTAGCCATCATTCCACCTCTAAATCTAAAACCTTGATATTTATAACGTTATATTTTAATAGTTCACCTGGATTATTAAATAAATAGTCCGCCAAATTTTCTTTTTCTTTATCAATCTGATTGTAATTAACACTTTCGACTTCTGTAGGAATTCTAATGTCAACAGAAGCATTGATATAAGCTTGATGTTGCATGCAATCACACTCCTAATCCTTCATATAAAACGGAGAAGTAAACCCGTCACTATTCAAATTCAATCCTTTTGCCCAATCAACAGGCTTATTCATGATAGTTTCGATTTCCTTAAGTCCATTTGAACCTCTAGGTATTTCTACAATTACTTCATCATGGACATGGCCAACTATTTTAAAACCTAATGCTTCAAGCCTTGCTATAGAAATCGCAAGTAAATCCCTTGCAGTTGCTTGAACAATATTCTCGACTAACTTCCCACCATACGTTTTTAACTTTGACCATTTACGGTTAAGATCTAACCCCATAAATTCAACAACTTGACTACCCCAACTATTTTCACCAACTAAAGCTTTTGGATAAGCTAAAGCTCTTCCACTAGGCAGTTCAATCATTAGAAAACCTTTTTTCATATAAAATCTAAGTCCATGTGTATGATGCGTCTTTCGGGATTTTACAGTATTAATTGCAGCCTCTTGGCAAGCCTTCCAAAAATTAACTATGTTAGGATTTGCGTTACGCCAACTATCAACTAAACCTTGTAACTCGTTTTCTTCAATGCCCATTTCCAATGCACCCATTGCTTTTAAAGCTCCAGCGCCACCTTGATAGCCTAAAGCTAATTCGGACACTTTTCCTTTTTGTCTGAGAGGGTCGCCTTTAGTTATGCTTTCTACCGGTACATTAAACATTTGAGAAGCCGATGCTTCATATATCTTTCCGTGTGTGTTGAATACATCTAAACGCCATTGTTCTTTTGCATACCATGCTATGACTCTTGCCTCTATTGCAGAAAAATCACTTACTGCTAGTTCATTACCTTCTTCAGCAGTAAATGTCGTCCTAACTAATTGACTTAATAAGTCTTGAGGATGAACATTGAGTAATAAATCTAAATCATCAAAACGTTGTTCTTTAATAAGATCTCTTGCTATTTCTAATTCAGTATCTGAAATATAATGCTTTGTTAAATTCTGAAGTTGTACACCTCTACCTGCCCATCTTCCAGTACCGGCACCGTAAAATTGAAACAGACCTCTTACCCGTTCATCACTGCACATCATGTCATGCATTTTGTTGTATTTTTTCACACTGGTTTTAGACATTTGCAATCTAATTTCTAGCATTTTTTTAGCTTTTCCTGTTGCTTCTTTTAAGTACTCCTGAACCGTTTTCTTTTGTAAATTAGGTATATCTAATCCTTGTTCATCCTTTAACCAAGCCAATAACTGTGTAGGACTATTAGGATTTTCTAAACCTGTTATATGTTTAGCTTGTTTAAGCAATTCTTCTTTACTCTGCTTATCGAGCACATTAGCTCCTAACATCAATGATTTAGAAAGCTTAATACCTCTGTCGTTTATATGTTGGTCAAAAACCCAATATGCTTGTTCAATTGCAGTTACTGGAAAGTCTTTAATTTTATGAGCAATCGTCATTTCTACTTCTACATCTCGAATACAGTAATCTATAAATTGTTGCCATTTTTCAAGATCATGTTCAGGCAAGTTTCTTGTTCTTCCTCCATTAACTTTTGTTGGTTTACAAGGTATAGAGAAATAACGAATTAAATTTTTACCTGCTTTATCTTTTTGGCTTTGTAGTCTTAAAACTTCTCCAACTTTATCAAGCGAAGCAGGTAAGCCAATACGCATTGAATTAACCATTGTGCAAATCCATTCTTCAGGTGGCATCTGTTTATTAAAATGTTTAGCAAGACAAGTTCTTTCGAAATTAGCATTGAATGCATACTTTTTTACAGCAGGATCAAAAAGAGCAATTTTAAACGTCTCAAAATCAGCGTGGAAAGGCTCATTATCTACTTTAGTCATGTCAATCGCACTAATCGCTCCACCATCTATTGAATAAGCTATAATTAAAATTTCGAAATCTTCAGCTTCTGTGTATTTATAGGCACCACATTTCGAAATATCATTACTGCTATATGTTTCAATATCTATATTCATAAATCTCAAATTCTTGACACCTCAATTTCTTTAAAATTAAAGTGGGGCTAAAACCCCACCTATTGACTTATAAGAAATCCTCATCATCAGTGTCTAATTCATCAAAATCATCTTCTGCTGCACTTGCACCGCCAAGAGGTTCGCCTTTTTCTACAAGTTGAATGTTGTTCAATCCAACTGCGATACCCTTATTACCATTTGTGTTGAATGGAAATAAATTGATTGAAGCTCTAATATAGTCACCACTTACAATAGTTCCAGAATCCGTTAATCTAATTTTGTTTTGGTCAATAATACCAGGTGCTTGTTTGCTTGATGCGTTAATAAAATAAGCGTCTTGATAATTCACATCATCTTCTCTTTCAGTATCTCCATCACGTAATGGAAGTTTCAGATTTGCAGGAACTTTGCCTCCAAACTTACTAACTTTTCCTTCTTCTTTAGCAGCTTCTATAGCTTGTTCAATGGCTTTTATCGTACTTGTATCTGATTTAGGAATGATTAAACTGATTGAATACTTTGCTTCTTGCCCTTCTTGCATACTGTGAGGTTCAAAAATATGTGCATATGATGCTCTTACTTTTCCTGTAATCACTTTAGTTTTATTTAATACTTTTGCTTTCATGTTTATATACCGTCCTTTTTAATTTTTATAGTTTGTCAAAATCATCTTCAGCAGATTGCTTTATAGCTGGTCGTTTATCAGACTCGGTAGCAAGTGTTAATTTACCTTGTGGCTTTTCTATAAAGCCCTCTGTAATTTTAGAAAATGCTTTTTTACCAATTAATTTTTCTAATTTCGTAATGCTAAGTAACTTGGTTTCTGTAATATCTTCAGGTTTATAACCCGCTTCAACTAACTTTTCAAGCGTTGCTTTTGTATCAGTTATCATTCTTCGCGAACGACCTTCTACAAGCTTCCAACCAGGATAGTTTTTATCATTTCCTTTCGCTTGATCTAGCGCATAATGTTCTACTTCATCAGCCCATTTTTTGATATCAGGCAGTTTATATAAAAGTTCTGCAATCTCTTCATCACTTAACAAATGTGGTGGCTTTTGAGGCACATTTTGCATGTATTCTGCACGTGTTCTACATGAATGCTTTATCTTACAGAATCTACAATGACTACCTGCTTTAAACTCACCTTCACCGTTATAAGCAAGTCTGGCTAATGGTTTAACAAAATCGGTTCCCCATTGAAGTAATCTTGATATTGGTAACTCTTCAGTAGAAAAGTTATCTATTCGTGGTTGTATGATAGTCATGCGAACTGTATGAATGTCATACATTAAACTAAGCAGTTCATATGCGCCCAAGCCATATAATCTAAGTTGAGGATTATCTATAGCTGAAACTTCAATGCCTTTACCGTATTTAAGGTCAATAATTTCAAGTACACCACCTGAAAATATAAGGACATCACCAGTACCAAAAGATTCAGGGACGTATTTACCTAAATCCAATTTTGTTTCAAATAAAGCTATTACATCATTATCCCTACTCAAAGCTTCGTTATATTTTTCTTCTACATTAGCTACATACTCTTCAACATATTCACGCAACTCTTCACTGTAATATTGATTTCGCTTATAATTTTGAAAAGCTTTATTAAACTCAAACTGTGTTAGGCCTTCATATTTAAGACTGAAATATAACTCACTTAATTCATGGGCGAATGTACCTTCTTCAGCAAAAACTGAACTTTTATCTGCAATACCTTCACTTGCCTTAATACTCGGTGGGCAGTTTAGCCATTGTTTCGCACCACTTGCACTTAGCTTTGCATGAGCTCTATTTGAGTGATCTAGCTTCATGCATTAATTCTCGCTTCCATGAAATCAACAATTTTTTCATAATGTTCTTCTTTGATAGTAGATAGCTTATCCGCACCAAGTTCGTTAAGTTTATTTCTAAATTCTTTCTTATCAGAAGTATCTGCTTTTTTAAGGAACTCTTTTCCTACTGATAAAATATAATCTTTAGTTAAATCAGTAGACGTTTCCTTAACTTCTTCAATTGTTTCCAGTTGAGCTGTTTCTTCTTTTGGCATTGGTGCTTCTTTAACTTTCTCTTGTACGATTGATGAATCCACAGTTGATAGTTCAGTATTTAACACACGTAAATTCTTATTTAATAGTTTTAATTCTTCAAAAATATCTTCTAATATTGCCATTGATTAAATCCTCCTTAAAATTGGTTAGCTAGACGAATCATTAACTTGATACGATCTTCTATTTCTCTAGGGTCATCACTTTGTTCATTCAATCTTGCTAACAATTCAAATTGCTCTTCTAAAATTTCTTTTTTACGTTCGACGACAGTTAAATGTAATTGTGCTTCGATAACACGCCATTTTCCCCAACTTTCCATTTCAACCTTTCCTTTTTTCTTAAGTCTCGAAAGTGTGGATTTTGCATGTGTTTTCGATACTCCAAAAACTTCAACTACATCATCAGGATTGAAATTGTCATATGTTGCAAAATGTGATAGTATTTTTTGTTGTAAGGTCATATTAATAACTCCTTATATAATTATTTAAAACAATTGCTCATCTTGCACTGTTACTTGCTCCAACAAGTAGCAGTTTTTTTATTCTTCATAAAAGTATTCCTTATAGAATATGAATGTTGCGATACTTGCGAATCCTGCAATTGACCATGCTGTAGTGAAGTACAGCAATGGCATAAGAACAATCGCTAAGACTGTGAAGCATAGTACTGCTACTAGGTAGCTTTTATAAATGTTGCTCATTTAATATCCTCCTAATACCATTTTTTATGCTTTCTGATCAAATACTCTTCCAATTTAGAAATATTAATCAGAGTGCCTGTTGGTGAATAATCAATGTATAAATTTTCTACACCTAAATTATCTTTGCGGTAATATTTCAACCAGTTGTATACTGTACTTCTACATACTCCAAACAATTGATGGATTTGTGTAGGCGTTGCGTATAACTTTTTCACAAATTTTTCTTCGCCTCGATATGTGTTTTCTGGTGTTGGTGGTATTATGATTTTTGGCATCTCTATCACTCCTTTAGATAAATGTTAAAGTTTGTTATTATTCGCCCTGTATTGAAGTTCTCTATCTAATGCATAGAAAACTTTGTTTATTTCTAAGTAGCTGTAATCACTTTTTTTAATAAGCTCTAATATTTCCGCTCCTAAGTTACGTTCCTTTTCCGTTAAATAGGATGAAGAAGCATCAGCTTTGCTAGAAACTTGTGGGACGCCTATACGCAATCCTTCTGATCTTGTGTTCATTTGTTTATGCTCCTTTCGTGTATAATGTTGTTATCAACCTAAGGAGGTGATAAGTATGAAAGCTTGTTTATATCTTTCTAATGATAAATTTGTTGAAATCGATAATTTAGAAAAAGTGATAAAGTCAGGTCATCGCGGAACTGTTGAAATATCAAAAGAAAAAATTAAAAGTTCCTTGTTCACTAATGGCTCATATACTTTTGTTGGAGACAAAATAGTAGCTATCGCTTCAGCTAAAATCGAATTCATAGAATTTATCGATTAATCTCTTTAAGCAACTCTGCAACTGCTCGCAACAGTTCAGGGTTGTTTCTTGTTTCTAAATTACTGTTTGCATGTTTTAGTAAATTGAGTTTTAATTTACTTTTTTCTTTAGCGATTCTAAATTTTTGTAACATTTGTTGTTCCTCCTTTATTCGAAATCATCGATGGTTAATTCTGAAACTCTCTTTTCATAGATATATAAATAATAATTTTTGATATCTCTGTAAAATTTTGCTGCTAGGTTGTATTCACTTTCACTCAAATCTGAATTAAGCGTCACTCCAAAAATCGATAATGTTAATTTTCTAATATGATAATGAACATCTTGTACATAAGCTTTTTGATGAATTGATTCGAAGCCATGCTGATACTTTTTTAGTGGAATCGGATGATTGAGCTTCCTCAATCTTCCTAGCGACAAATCTTTTGCGAAATTGAGTTTTTTATTGATTTCTTCTAAATCGTCATTATTGATTCTTACTTTACTGAAAATTGCACCTGAACTGATTGGTTTCTCGCCTTTTATAGCATTTCTAACTTCTTTCGCTATAATTTCTTTCAACTCTTCTTTGGTTAACGTTATTTGTTCCATAGTGTCCTCCACTTTCTAGTTCATCAAACGTGAACTTTTTCTTTAAAAAAATATAAATGTATTTTTTCTACCGGTATACCTAGCAATTGTATAGCTTTCCATATTTCGCTATCTTTCCACCCAACTTTTCCGTTGAGTTTTAAGGATAAGCTTCTCTCGGACAACTTCATAGCAATAGCGAAATTGTACTGAGTGCCATACTTTTCAACTATCTTACCACTCAAACGCGAGTAGTCGTAACACATAAAAAACACCTCCTTTGAAGTTCATGTATCGTGAACTTAACTATACTTTACACCTCGTTTTGAATTAAGTCAACACAAAAATTCATGTTTTATGAACTTTTTTATTGAATTTTTGTTCAACAAGGTTTATTATAAAGTTATCAAACGGAGGTGCACTAAATGAGAGAAAAAGTTTCAAACAGACTAAAACACATCATGAAAATAAGAAATTTAAAACAAGTAGATATCATTAATAAATCGAAACCTTATCAAAAGCAACTAGGTATATCTTTAAGTAAAAGCACTTTGTCTCAATATATTAACGATGTACAATCTCCTGACCAAGATAGAATTTACCTACTTTCTAAAACTTTAAATGTCGGTGAAGCGTGGCTTATGGGATATGATGTAAATTCTTATCGCGTACCCGATGAAGAACGCCAAGAGGAAACTGTGATGTCAAAAATTAATAACATATCATCTCAGCTCACGCCTCCAAGACAAAGCAATGTACTCAACTACGCGAATAGTCAGTTAGATGAACAAAATAAAGTCACTTCTATAGATGAATATAAAGAATCTAAGTTAGTGTCGTATATTGCGTGTGGCGCAACTGGTGCTGGTATCGGAGAAGAATTGTACGATGATATATTACACGAAGAAGTATTTTTCAAAGAAGACGAAACGCCATCAAATGCTGATTTTTGTATTTTAGTTAATGGTGATTCAATGGAACCTATGTTAAAACAAGGAACATACGCTTTTATTAAGAAAGAAGATTCTATTAAAGATGGTACAATTGCACTCGTTGTATTAGATGGAGTAAGTCTTATCAAGCGTGTAGATATATGCGAAGACTATATTAATTTGGTATCTCTAAATCCGAAGTATGATGATATCAAAGTCGCTTCGTTTAGTAATATTAAAGTAATGGGCAAAGTTGTATTGTGATTAATAGCGCCTATATGGCACTTTAATATAAAAGACGTCTATTTCAGCAGTGTTTGAAAGGAAGTTTATAATGAAAATAACTAATTGCAAAATAAAAAAAGAAACTATAGTATATGAAGTTTTAACTAGTGGTAATCAACCATTCACTTATGAGTTA